CGAACAATATCCACTTTGTGTCTGTTTTCATATCTCGGCCCCCTCATCTTCGTCGTAGTAATACACATTGACTTGGTAGGAGGCTGTAGTTCTATACCCATCTCCAAAACCGATGCCTGTTACGCCTGACTTCTTCACACCCTTCACACCACGAAGTAGTGTGCTTATGTGCTTGGCGTTACTCACCTTCTTCTTCCTCTTAGGGTCAAGTTGCTCTAAGATTTGGTTAGCCGTTATTCCTTCGGGATTTGCCCGAATCACTTGGACTAAAGCCCTGCGTATTCTCTTGTGCCTCATATTATCTCCGACATAGTTAGCACACTTAAAGGCTTCGGTCGTGCTTCACAAGCGTCGGCAGTAAGGACATCCTTTCTCCGGTTCTGTGTCGTGAAGTGGGCATGAGCAGTCTGCGATGAGTCGCTCCACATAGACGCAAGCATCCATCAGTTCCTCTTGGAGATGAACCAACCACTCAACGATGCTGAGGTCCTTTCTCTCCATCGTCACGCCATACTTGGCTTCGCCTACTTTGGCGCGTTCCATTATTTTTTGTATTACTTTTTCCTCAAACTTACTCATTCAATTCCTCTCCCTCTACACCACATACATTGTTCAGGTTCCTTACCACCACAGGCGGCATAGACTACTGTGAATCCTCGACCCTTACAGGCGGTGCAATTCATCCTTTATCCCCTCGTCAATTAGGAGGAGGTCAAAGTCCTCCTCATTTAGTTGAATAGTTTTACCGTTAAGACACCATGATGTGATATTGGAAAGAACCGTATCGCCTTCCCAACGGAAAGCGACGGAGATTTCGTGGTCGCCCTTCCCCTCCTTCAATAACTTAAGCATGGCGTGGTATAGTCCATCTACAGTCATACTCATAGTTTCCACTCCTTCATTCTACGAGTATTTTTATCGTGAGGGTTCTCCAAGAAAATGTTATCATCAACGACGCGCCAAAGAACAGGATTGGATTTGTTCTTCCCATCCTTCCTGCTCTTGAAGGAGGAGTGTCGTTGTAGGCGGCTTGATAGTGCCCGTCTGCTTAGGTCTATGCGTGAGCCTTCGTGTCCTTTGCGGCGTGGTGGACTTCTTGCATTGGCTAAGATTTCACTTGAAGTTGCCTCTCCTACATCTTGTAGGTAGAGCGCAGCAGCACGCAGCATCCACCAGCCTCTAACTGTGAAGCCCTTGATTGCTCGCGTATTCCTCTTTGCGTTACTCATTATTCTTCCTCCGGTATCAACCAAATGGGTTTTCTGTTCTCCGTTAAGAGTTCTTGAAAGAAGATTATCGGTGTAGTGCATACAATGTTTCTTCGCTCGTTGCAGTCAAGACACACGATATCAACATCGGTGACTATCACATCACCCACGCCAACATGAACATCGAACAGGGTTTTTCTCACCCATACATGACCCCCATGATGCCTCATGTCGGCAGGACATACTTCTCTTTCCGTCATTACTTTCACCTTTCTATTACGCCATCGGATAGGAGAGCATCGTAGTTCTCCATCCAAGACACCAAGACTTCTGATGCCTCGCCTTGCGACAAAGCGTATGCCTCAGCCAAGTAAGGGGCTGCACCGAACATATTAGTGATGCCCGATTGCCTCAACCCCTCAAGGTATTGGTAGTATTCTATCCATGATACTTCGTATTTTTTGTCGCCCTTTTTCCATTCCATTTTTTTCACTCCAAGTATTGTCGCAGGTATAGTCCTTGCTTCGTAGTTGTCGGTTGTTCCTCACGCTTATGAACTTTAGGTTCCTGTGGCGCAAGCGTTAAGTTAGTTTTACCAAAACATTCAGGGCACTCAGATAGTTTCCTCCATTCGGCATCCGACACATACTCGCCCTGTTCGGGAATAGGTGTGCCGCATATTCTACCGCGCCCGTTAGAGATGTGCTTCATCATTCTTCACTCAACCCCTTATGTCGGCCTTCCCATGAACCCCTGCCTATTTGATGCTCAAAGTGTGGGTCGTGGTCGCTGTCGCGTGTGAAGGTATAGATGGCGATAGGGGAGTCATGCTTAGAGTATGAAAACCATGACTTACTCATTATGATGTCGTCGTAGAGAAGATGCGCTCTTTTCTTTAGCCTAAGATAAACTTCATGCTCGCTCTCTCCTCTCGTCACGGTTGATTCATAGTGGTAGTGCATCATGCCTTCACCCCATCTATCATATCGAGAAGTTGTCGTTCCGCCCAAGCGATATTAGCGATTGAGCGTGGTGTATCACCATAGAGTCTTGACTCCTTTTTGATGATGCGTAAGTAGTAGTGTGCATCCTTCATGCCTTCACCTCGTAGTCTAAGTGGTCGTGAGGCAGTCTGTGCTTACGCCTCTCGATTAGATTCTGTATCAGTTGTGCTGCCGATGCTGCGCCCTTCTCAAAGCGAGTAAGTGCGACATCATCTCCTGTCGGGCACATCTGTTCTTTTAGCATAGATATATCTATCTCGTCAAGTATCAGATTGAAGATTTCGTATTCAACATGGGGTATAGTTTCTGCTCTCATAGTTGTTCAGCCGCCCCTTCTATTTCCTCGATTCTTTCATCAACCATAGCAAGAGATTCTTCTATCTCCATTGACGCATGATGCGACAGACCACTTGAGTAGCCGAGTCCGGTGCTGCTGAAAACACACTCGGCGTTTTCCAGCGCGTCTAACGCCTCGTAGATTGCGTCGCGTGCGGCCTCTAACTGCTTTAGTTCATCGTGTAGGTCTTGTAGTCGTTGGATTGCTCCTGATAACTCACTCATATTTACTCCTCCTCGTTGTTGCTTATGAAGTTTGTCTTCTCGCTACGCAAGCGTCGGCTATTTTTCTCACCTGACTTGACTCTCGATTTATACTTCTGATTGTATCGCCATCGTTGCGCCGCTCTTTGCTTTTTGGTCGGCATCATTCCCACTCCTCGTAGTAGTAAGGGGTAGTGTTATGGTTCAACCACTCCAACACAAAGTCTAACTGTATCTCGCCCATGTTACTTTTACCACAAAACTCACAGACTATTTCGACTTCAAGCATTGGGTCATCCAACTTCTCTCCTCGTAGTCCGTGAGTTCTCTCATTGACTATTTCGGTGACTTTCCATTCCTCATGCTCGCAGTTCAACAACCGCTCCTCATGGAGCAGGTCGTAGTGGTGGTCGTCAAGGTGTTGTTGCTCTCTATCCCACTTGCCTTCGTCATCCATGTTCACTCCTCCTCCTCGCAACGGCTACACTTGCCGCTATCACTCCATCCGTTGCTATCATAGTATTCGCCGCACGCACACTCTCTACAGTCACAGTTGCCGCCACATGAGCCGCAAGCCGATGAGCCGCAGCCATCGCACCACCACATTTGGTCGTCGGTTGTGACGCTGCCGCACTCACATTCGTAGTAGTCGTCACCGTGAAAGCCTTGAAGAAGGACATAGCCCTCTAACTGTTCTCCGGTTTCAAGTTCGGGTCGGTGAGAAAAGAGTATGCCCATATCACCTGCGCGTTCTATGCCGCCCATGTCTGTTCTATCACAGAACTCTCTCGGCACGACAGCAAGGAGTCCGGCATCAACGCCCATCTCCTCTCCTGCTACCCATCCACTCATGCTTTTCACGGTGTTAGAGAAGCCCCAACAGCCATCACCAAAGGGGCTGCTCCATACTTCGATTTCCCCTACGGCGGGGTCGCCGTCTTCGTCTAAGCATTCCCACTCTAAGATGTAAGGATAGTTATATCTTCCATATCCCTTCTTTTCTTCTTCCGCTTGTTTAGCCCATAGAGCATCACAGAAGTCGCTCCACTTCTTGTCGTCTATCACATAGCAGGGGTCGCCCACATAGTAGTTCCATTCGGTCATAATTACTCCTCCTCATCCGTCGCTTTTATACTTTTCTTTCGCGCTACAGAAGCGTCACATACACGGCAGTTATTTTCACCGTGAATCCTTCCATGCGAAGGGTCGCTGCAAACTTTCTTGCTCATAATATCACACTTAGTATTAGGGTGATGATACACAGGAATGCGATTGCATAGATTCTAACGGTGGCTACGACGGCATCATACTCGTTGTCGTAGAACTGCTGCATGGCTTCTCGTATCATGTTATCATCTCTTGAGTAGGTGGGGGTGTGTAGGCTTGGGCGCAATTGTCTAATCTCTCTCCGACCCTTCGCTGTTGGCTTATCCATCGGCTCGCATCTTTTCGGTCAGGCGTGACTCGCGGACCCCTGTGGGTCCTATACTGTGCGCCATGACCGCACATTTACCACTAAGCCCGATGCTCGGAATTGGTTTGGACTACCCCGAATGTGTAGCCTCGCCAACTCATTATTCCTACACGACCCCCTTATGTTATTTTTATTGTGAATGTAGGTGGAGGGAGGCAGTAGGATAACATGGAGGAAATAATGAACCGCCTTCCCTCCTTTTGTGAATGTTAGTTTTATCTTGATTGTTGGTGGGGGAGGGAGGGAGCGCGGTCTGATGAAAGGCCACATATACGGCGGGCCTTCCCTGTCGTGCTTCTTTCAACCTCCCTCTCCCCTTGTTGTTTTTATTGGTGGGGGAGGAGGGGGGTGCTGTGGGGATAGTCAAGCATCCACCTCGTCAGCAATCCGTTCTAACCCTCCTCTCCCCTTGTTGTAAGTCTGTCTTAGGGTCTGTGTCGGCCCCATGCTTCCGCGCAAACATCCAGCCACTCATTAAGAGTCATCCTGCTGTGGTCGGGGCGATGGTGGTAAAGTTGCCTCATCGACCTCTCCATAGACGGGATTAACAAGTCCATTCTAACCCCGACCATTCAAGCCACCAACCTTGCTGCTGCCTTCCATGCCCTGTCCTTTGTCCTCATGCCTGTGCCGAGTAGTGCGCTCTCTACGCGCTTCTCATTGACCTTCTCGCCCTTGCGGTCATAGACCCATGCGTGGTCGAGATACTCGGTGACTACATTGAAGGAGGCCCATGCCGAGCCAGCCATTCCGTTAGTCGTGTTGGTATCAGCCAACTCCAAGTCGAACAGGCGGTCAAGGGTGTTATTGCCGCGTGTGGTTAGTCCGTGTGGGTTGTTAGCCTTATCCACCAACTTCTCGTCGGTCTTGAGGCCCATAGCGTCTATGTAGAACTCGGTTCGCTGTCCGATGTCGAGTTCGACTTCCATTAGTTCAGCCGCTCTCTCACAGAACCGCTCGTTGAGCATATCCACGACATTCAGGGCTGCTACAGCCTCGTCTATTCGGCTCTCTATCCGGCTTGAGTGTCGGCTTGAAAGCACGCGAGGATTGAGGCCCGCTTCCTTGAGCATTGACTCAAGGTAGGCGAACTGATTGGTGCATCCGATACGGACATTGGCTGGTATGTAGCGCACGCCTGTTGAACCGTCGTGGCTGGTTATCATGTAGAGGTATTGGTCTATATCATCCCATCCAGCGATAGAGAAGCCTTCGGGCATCCTCATGCTGGCGAACATCTTGCGGCCACCGTCTATCATTCCGATTCGGTCATACTCGACCTTACCCTCTCCGACCAAGCGGTCAAAGACCTTTAGCGCATCAACATTCTGATACACCTGATAGGTGTTGCCTACACTACCAAGAGCCGCGCCTGTGTCGGTGCGGTAGGTGATGGTGTGCCCCCTATGATTCACGAAGTTACCTTTGGGGTCAATGTAACCCGATGGGGCCTTCTCAACCCGAAAGTCAAGCCCTGCATTACGCAGGACTTCTTCGGCAGTCGTTCCTTTGGCTTCTTGCCCTAAGAGGGCGTATGATGGTAGCAGGTTTCTGTTTCCGGTCATGTTTAGTCCTCCCCGTCACTCGTATTTATAGTTTGGGAATGTGTGTCGCAAGCGTCGTTAGGCTCGCATAAGATGCAGTCGTGTTCCTCTATCTTTCTGTAGAGTGTTACGAGATGGTCTATCAAGTCGGCGCGAGAGAAGTCATCAACCACAAACTCAGCGTCGAGTCGTAGTTCATTGAAGGATTGCTGTGAGGCTGTGATAAACTCCCAATGCTTCTCAAGTTGATACTGTCCTATGAAGTCGGTGGAACCCTTGTGGTCGCCGTCTTCTCGTCTTACGGAGTGAAGTGTGTTTCCACTATCTGTTATCTCACTACCTATGAGTGTGACTATTCTCCCGTTGTATTTATTGCGGTATTGCGTTAAACTCTCATGTGTGCCCATATTACTCACTCCAAGAACCATGTTAGTTTGATTGCGCCGTTAGGCGAGTCTATAGTCACTCTATACCACTCGGTGTTACTATCGTCGCTGTCGCTCGCATGGTAGGTTCCCGTAGGGAAAGAGTCAGGCAAAGTCCTGAACTCGTCTTCCGGTAGGTTGTAGGTTACTGTTACTTCAACTCGGCTGCTCATATTATCTCCTCAGTTTAATCTCGCTTTTATACTTATCTATCCTGTGTCGCAAGCGTCATCAGTCCTCAGTATAGTTCATCATGTTGGCGAACCCGTCTGTATCTCCAAAGTATGCGGTGATTGCTTCGGCAAAGATACTTTCAAGGTAGTCTTCATTGTGCCTTATCCACTTGGAGGTGCAAAAGGTGGTCGCATCTTCAACCGACATACCCAACTCTCTCGCTGCGATATAGACCGCATTGTAGCCTATGTTACCGAGTTTCCTATGGGTGAAGTTCCACATCTCGTCGTAGAGAGCGTCGAGTTCTTCGTCGTAGGTGTCGGGCCAATTTGGGTTCGTGCCGTTCATACGGCGCAGGTGCGTAGAAGGCTTCATTCTGACTCCTCCTGCTGCGCAAGCGTCGTCACTTCTTCTTCTGTGAGGTCACGGCTGAACTTCGGGAAGATACGCAGCACCCACGCGAGAACCGCTTGGTGGTTGTGGTTGTCTTCGTCAAAGTCCGGCATCATGTCGGTGTAGTTTGTTTGGTTAGCAAGACACCATGTGTCCGTGAGGAAGTTCATCGCGCTCTTTTGAGTCATCTTACCATGCTTGGCCTCGTAGTGAGCGATGGCTATGTTAGCATCGCGTGTTATCCCCGATGGGCCGAGCAGCGTATCAGTTCCATCTAAGCCTATGCACCGATAGCCGAGTATCATGGTGCATTCCTCCGGTGTTAAAACCTCCGGCTCCGGCCTCACAGTCATCATTATTCTTCCATTTCTACGCACACAGATTTCGCCGTGTGAGCCGTAGTTCCTTCGCGTCATATTTTCTTCACATCCTGTTTTGCTTTTAGTCTTTTTGTTCCTGCCTCGCAAGCGTCATTGGTCGCATCCCCCACAGACGACCCGAACGGGGTTGCTGTGGATGTCTGAGCGATGCACCTTGATGGCCTGTGTCGCAGGAAGGGATTGATTGCAGCCTGAGCATACTCCACTCACGCCGTGTAGGTAGTTGCTGACCGCACTCACGGTTAGGGCTTGGTCGAGCCATGATACTTTTTGGATATTGAGTTTCACGCGAGCATTTTTTCCCGCGTGGTAAGCCGCGACAAGTCCGAAGTCCTTTCGGTGGGCGTGGCTGGCGTGTTCGCAAGTGACTCGGTGCTGCCTCACAGGACATCCACATTCCCTAACGGTTCTAAAGTTGCCGTTCGTGCCTCCCAAGCGTCGCTTGCTCTCTCCCTCTCCATTCGTGCCTCCGGTCTTGCCTCTCGCTGATGCGATGGGGCACTTCTCACCGTGTGCTTTGTGATTGCGCCCCTTGCACTTCTTGTAGCGGCAGGGCTTGCCTACGATTGGGCTTGATTGAGGGGCTGGTTGAGGCTTGCTGACTGCAACTTCGATACCTGCGAGGCGGCATAGCCTACGATACTGTGTGGTGTGCCCTCCAAGCGAACGCGAGGAGTATTTGATGCCCTCCTTCATCCCCTTACGGGCAAGGGCCATATCTGCTTTCTTCTGTGCGATTCTCTCCAACATTTCAGGGGTCGGCTCGGACTTCATTATTCAAGCCGATGCAGTCATACTACTTAAAGGCGACGATGACTACAATTAGTTATGTAGTTACCGTTATGTAGTTTCAAGGTAGAGTTATGTAGTATTTTCGCAGGGGTTTGTGAGCCGAAGCCCAAAGGGGGAGGAAGAACAACTACTTAAAGGTTCGCAATTTGGATTTGTTATGTAGTTTTAGGTTTTGCTTCAAACACTAAGTGCATCAGTCACACCTGCTGCTCTTTTACCACTAAGTGTAATTCACAACACTCGGTGTTGTTTTTGCACCGCCTATGTTATGTAGTTTTGAGGTCGCCGGATTTTGGAACTACAATTTGTTATGTAGTTTTGAAACTACAATTTGTTATGTAGTTTTCATCGGAGGCTTTCAATGTTATGTAGTTTGTGGTCGTGCTACGCAAGCGTCACTACATAATGTTATGTAGTCACCGGAGGGTTCATAAGGGAGGGGCTGTTGGACCAAACATGGAGCAGGAATATAGAGTAATGAAGACCGTGACTGAATACCACTACTTCACCATAGAAGCAGAAAGCCAAGAAGCCGCAGAAAAAATCGCAGAAGATAACGATATATGCTACTGCGACAGCGACTGCGCAAATGAAACCGTCGTTGAAGTTGAGTCGGTTAAGCCGATAAGTTCATAAGCAGAAGCCACTTCGACACAAATAAGGAGTTAGAAACATGAGAGTAATGAACATGAGAACAGCGAGCGGAGGACACGCAGCGAATCAGTTTGAAATATGGACTGATGAGGGCGTGACCTTCCAATCGTATAGAAGCCAAATAGCAACGAAAGCCAACGACGGAACCGTCACCCTGTATGAACCTTATTGGAACTTCTACAGCGCGACGACGAACCGTTATCTCTTGCAGTTCTTGAATGAGGACTCAATAAAGGATATCAGGGTAAAAGTAAAGTCGGGCGAATACCTAACCGAGTAAGAATCTTAACCTCCGAAGGCATCCCGCGAGGGTGTAAGTCCTTCGGTGTTATGTAGTTTTGAACTTACTTTTGTTATGTAGTTTTTCCCTACTACTACCACCGTGATACTACTACATAATGTTATGTAGTTATGATAGCATCAATATCGGCAGGTTCATATACCCCCCCGCCCTCGTAGGCTACATGGAGGAAACAACCTACATGGATATAGAGCCATCATGGGAGGACATCGCACCGATGTTCTGTGAATGGTTAGAGAATGGAACGAAAGAACAGAAAGCCCTTGCGCGTAGCGAGATACAGAAGATGGCGGTTGCCGCCGCACATCTACGCGCCCAACAGAAGGCTGAGGAGAAGGCCGCACGCGAAGCAGAAGAATATGCAGACTGTGACGGAGAGGCACGCGCTGAGGCACGCGCTGAGAGTTGGTATGACTCACAGCGAGAGATAGCCGCCGAGAGATGCTACGGGCCGGACTACGACTTCTGAACTGAGGGGGTAGGGGCTTCGGCCCCTCCCTTTCTTTTCATGGTAAGAATACTCGGCTACATAATGTTATGTAGTTATGAGGCGACCACCGGCAAGTTCATATACTCACCCCGACTCGGAGGGGTGTAAGTGGGGGGCGAACTGAACACTCGCCCCTGAAGATACCGAGAACCCGACCAACACGACGAGTGTTTGGGGAGTTAGGACTTGCCTTCGGTATCAAGGCGAAAAGGGAAGCGAAATAACAGAAGCCGCAACACTTACCCCCCCTGCCTTGTGACGGGTCGCTCCCGTTGCTTGTAGGTTGCAGGGATGTTAAGGCACTCCGTTCAGGAGGATGGCTTGGGGGGTATTACCTTTCCATAAGGGGGAGAAGCGGAAGCCCAATATACCCGCGACGCACCCCCACCAATCTTTACATATTGTTATGTAGTTTTTATTTTATTCCCCCCCCAACCGTTGCTACATAATGTTATGTAGTTATACTTCGGTGCAAAAAATACACTCAACTACATAACACAAACACTTAAGTAGTCAAGCCGACTCGGAGTATCATGACCGACACAAGCAGCAGCCCCTTTGAAACAACATGGACTGATATGACCCCTGCATATATTGATATGCTGTTAGACGACCGACACAGCGAGAACGCGAGGATGTTAGCCGCGAGGGAGATACTACGCATGGCTCGCGCCCTTGACGCTTACAATGGTGATGCGGGCAAGTGGGATATGGAGAACTATAGGTTAGCCGCCGACCTATACAAACGCCCCTCAGAAGAAGAATAAGCCCACTACCATGTTATGTAGTTCTATGGTAGGACTATTATTTGTTATGTAGTCGAGCGTATGCGTGATGCGGGGTTAGTCCTACATAATGTTATGTAGTCATAGGAAGGTTCATAAGCAAACGACGACACGGAGGTTTGTAGCAGAAGTTGCCGACGCGGTGAAAGTATTGGGACCGACCCTAACGCTTGGCTCGCTTCGCCTCTTGTGCTACCCCGCGTCTGTGTGAAAGCAGATGGGAGGTAAGGCCCGTCGAAGGTGGCGGGCGGCGCGTCAGGGTAGGCGCAACGCGGTTCATCACCGCCCCTCCTAAGCGCACCTCGCCGTGATGAAGCGGGGGCGTTGTGGGTTTTCTTTTTTCCTCAAATTACACCTACATAATGTTATGTAGTTCCGACCTCCCCCCCTCCCCCTGCGAGCGACTACATAACATCGTGACCGGCAGGTTCATATACTCAAGGCCGCTCGTCTGTTCATGGCGAAAACCTATGGGCGACCCCCACACACAGCAACACACCCGACCTTTGAAACCACCAACGGCTTCGCGTTTGAAACCTTTGAAGAAATGATGGCGCACCTGAAACTGTGCAACGGGTGGGACTGAGTGTTATGTAGTTTGGGGGGCGGAAGCCCCCCTTTCTTTTTCGCTCAAAATGTTATGTAGTCGAGCGTGTGTGCGGTGCGGGGTTGGGCATACATAATGTTATGTAGTTATGCAAACCCTTAAGTAGTGAAGTCGAGTGGGTCAATCATGGCGGAAATACCGAAGGATAACGACGACCCATACGACCTAAAAGACGCATACCCACATTGGGAGGACTGTGAGCAGTTCTTAGAAGCCCTCAAGGAAGGAGCAATAGGATATGGAGGCGAGTGGGACTTCTGCCCCTTCTGTGGCGACTACATCTGAAACTCAAAGTCCTCGCTCCCCTGTTATGTAGTCATGTGGGGGAGTGGGGCACATTTTGTTATGTAGTTTTTCCTTTAGATTTTGTAACCCCATAATGTTATGTAGTTTTGTAATCAGTTTTTGTTATGTAGTTTTTCTTTTTGTTTTTGTTATGTAGTCGCGGTGTTATGTAGTCGCGGTTGGTGCTACATAATGTTATGTAGTTAGGGGCCAGGATTCCTCCTGTCGGTGTGAAAACTGCACTAAGTGAAACGAGGGTTAATATATGACCCTTCGACTCGCTCAACTATGGAGGAAGTTCGCGGAACTACAGACCTACTACGACTTGTAGATAGGCTTCGTGCAGAAATGACCGAAGCATACTACGACGATAACGACGACAGAATGAAGATGACGAAACCTAATATCAAGGTGAGCGTCAAAGACACCTATGGAGGATGGTTCGGGGCAAGTCTTGACCTGAACATCACCCTCAAGCAACTGCGGTCTATCACAGACCAGCACAACGCGCACATAGCAGACGCAAGGGCATGGATGGGAAACCCACGCTATGACTACAAGGTGTGGAAGGCAACATGGAGCAACACAATAGACATCACCATGTCCTTCGACTTCGATGACCTACGAGTGAAGAACGACGAGGACAAGTTCGTCGGCTACACCAACTCAGACGGCGATACCGTTCTGTTCAACCACAGCACAGACGAGTAATCGGACTGATGCAGACTACGCAACCGCCCCCCGTCTAAATGGCGGGGGTGCGGCCCCATTATGTAGTTATATTATGTAGTTTTTGGATTTTGTTATGTAGTTTTGTTTTTGGATTTTGAATGTTATGTAGTTTTTTCCATTTTCAAATGTTATGTAGTTAATGTTATGTAGTTAAATGTTATGTAGTTAGGGGCCAGGATTCACAATGTTATGTAGTTAGCGACACCCTTAAGACCCCCCCCCTCCTCTCAGCAAATGGAGGAACCAAGCATGACTACTGTGACCTACGATGTCGTCGTTCAGATGACCGTTGAAGTTGAAGCAGAAGACTTGATTGAGGAGAGCGCACGCTCCCTCATCGAGTCCGGCATCGACTGCATCGGCATGGCCGACATCCACGACATAGAAATCTCCGCCGCGTGAGCGGCTGAGATGGACCGGACTAACATAACCTCTCCCGCCTCTAAATGGGGCGGGGGAGGCCCCCACATTATGTAGTTATATTATGTAGTTTTGGGATTTGGAATTGTTATGTAGTTTTGGATTTTGAAATTGTTATGTAGTTTTAGACTTTGATGTTATGTAGTTCTATGATAAAATGTTATGTAGTTATCATGTTATGTAGTTATGAAAATGTTATGTAGTTATCAAGAACACCGCACCGAAGGGTATAAGAGGAAAGCCTCGCCTCACCTAAAATATGAGCAACGACGACGACAACAAGCCGCGAGAACTTGGGGCAATTAGCAAACACGCATTCGACCGTATGGAGGGCAGGGTAAGCGATGAGGAGAAGACACAGATTGAGAACGCTGTTCGCATCGCATGGGGTCGTAGGGATTGCCTCTCGCTCGCTGTGGTGTGCAAGGACTTAGGCAAAGAATACCGAGAAGCAGAAGACGGAAGCAACGGCAACCTAATTATCGCCACCGTGAAGTCAGGCGGCAAGTATCACCATGACGGCGAATTGGTGACGGTGATGCTACGGTCAGACAGGCAGTTAGTCAAGAAGGGTATGCTTGAGTGCAGCCACCTCGCATGGATGGTTCCCAAGAGGCCGACAGGAGAACACGCAAGGAAGCAGCAAAGGAAGCAACGCCGCTTCTTGAACCGACGATGAGTTATGTAGTTCGCAGACCTGCGACTCCTTGTTATGTAGTTCCACGACCTACAGACTGTTGTTATGTAGTTAGAAGACCATCACTACATAACAAAAAATCCTGACCCCGACTACATAACATACAACCGGAACCCTTAATAGCAAATGCCGAGTAGCGATATCATGGCTTGCAGACACGCGCCAACTGATGCCCTAATGATGATTGAGTTCAGCGAGGAGAGCGGGTGCGCTCTCATCGTCTGTTCGTGTATGGTGGTGGCCTGAATGGATGACGGCACTTACGACCAAGACCGCCAGCCTGTGACCCACGCGGGCGGTTATCAGGTGGGCCTATGGACTAAGACCATTGACGCGGGCGATACTGAGCGCGTCGAGCATCTCATCAACGAGATAACAGGCGGCGACCTAATGTTTGACGGTCATGATATGTGGGAGGGCGAGTGGGGCGTTTGGACTGACTCGGACACAGGCGAGGTATTCATTGAGCCGTGTGTATGGTTCGCATCTTGGGAAGCAAGGTATCGAACTTTCGATTGGGCCCTTGAAGAAGCGTTCGCCTTTGGTCGCAAGCATAACCAACGGGCGGTTTGGTGCTGGTCCACAATGAGCGAGATACCCATACCTGTTATGTAGTTCTCGTTTTTGAACTCCTTTTCTTATGTAGTTTTTGAACTCTATTTGTTATGTAGTTTTTGGATTCTATTTGTTATGTAGTTTTTGTTTTTGACTCTTAATGTTATGTAGTTTTGGATTTCGTAATGTTATGTAGTTTTTCCTTTTTGTTTCGCCTGGCCCTTAACTCGGTGTAGAAAATGCACTAACTGTAAATTACAGTTAGTGAGAAAAATGCACCGAATGTTATGTAGTCACTACTGAACCGTTGGTTGTATAGTGAGAATATGCAATCTCAAAATGTGGCCCAACTCAGACAGAAAAGACCCTCAAAATGACCCCCAAAATGACCCCGAAAAACGGCCCAAAATGGGGTCAAAAAAAGGGGGCGCGGCGCTGTTAGTAAATCACCTAAAACGCTCAAAAACGCAGGTTATGAACGCTGGGGTTATGTAGTAGTCAAGGCCCCGCTTGGGATATGGAGCAGTCAACCCGACTACTACAGAAGGAGGAAGCACCCCCGTTGAAGGGTGCATTGAACGAGGTGAAGAACTTGGTCGTTCTTCAAGCCCTTGCCCTATGGTTCGGTGAGAGTCTACGAAGTGCCGCAGGAGCGGCCTACTCGACTCTTGACCGAGCGGTTAGGTATGGCTTGAAGACGGTCAATGTTCCCTATGTGTCCGGCTGGATATCCAGCGACGACATCAACCCCGCAGACCGAGCAACCGTGAACGCTGGAACGCACCGACAATCTGTGCAGCACCGCGACCACACAGGGCAAGTCATCAACCCTGCTTACGCTTCGGCCTACAAGAACCGAGTGTCTACGGTCAATCTTGCTGAATCAGTCCGTGAGGAGTGCGGATGCGGTCTTCACGGCTGCCTTATCCACCCCGTCGAGAAGACCGGCGGCGGCGAGCGCGTCATGGGTGGAGCAAAGGGGCGCAACGGCGGTCATATCGGCATCCCTACGGGCCGCATGGTCGTTGTGGGCGATATCGCCCTTGACTATGCAAACAAGGTCAACGACGGCAGGGGTCGAAGGCTCCGCGTGCCTGTCCTCACCATGAGGGGCGGTCAAGTGGTAATCGGTCAATCCCGAACCCTCATCAAGAGGAGCGGGAACGGCAAGAACCCGACTCAGCCGGTAGCATACCGATACGCCACAACCCACACCGACGGCTGCGGTCGCAAGACTTGCTTCGGCCTATGCGGTGAAGAAGTGAGGGGCGAGCATTCGATGCGCTTCACTATCGTCAACACGATGGCCGGTCGAACGATGGTCGGTCTTGACCCACGCGGCCCGCACTCGGTCGCCACAATCCGAGCCGCTCTTGAGGCTCAAGAAGGAGTAGAGGCAGTAATCGTGCAGCCTGTGCCCTTTGAATCGGGGGTGGCTTCGGCCACCCCCACCACCACCCACTACGACAAGACGGGGCTTGGAATCCTGACGACTGATGAAGGCGGGGTCGGCTTGCTGACTGCTGACGGTTGCTCCGTCGAGGGAGTCAAGTTCAACGCCGACGGAAGCATGACCCGCGACGGGTCAGGAGAGTTGAACTGAAACCGTTGGGGGGTCATCCCTTCGGGGATGGCCTCCCTTCACCCTCTCAGGGCCGTTGCTGGGGCGCGTTGCCCCGCTTAGGTCCCAACCTACCACCGACCCATTCAACGCGCTTAGACAGCGCCTTGAAAATCGGGATTCGGATTCGGATTTTACCGCCAATACTTTCAATTTTCAGGGATGACCTATAGCCAACCACCATACGCAATTTACGATATTTTTTTTGAAAAAAATTATTCTGATTTTTTCCACTCGCGTATCATAGCATTGAATGTATGGTTCCAAGTATAGCGTTCTTCAAGGGGTAACTCACGCATATACCTAAACACACTTGAAGGATAAACGGGGGTCCATCTATGGGGAACGCCCTTATTCACAGCGAAGCAAATCTCGTTCGTTGCTCGCCAATTATCGAAGAAGCCATCGCTCACTAATTGTTTAACAAGATGTCTATACAACTTCTTACGAGGTAGAGGACCAGCCATCAAAAACCACCCCTGTTGATTACTTTTCCGCCAACGCCTGACTTTGGGCGAACTAAGCCCTTAGTCGCTCCACCCATCCACTCACCACTACCCATAGTCTTCATAATCACAGGCATATCAGGTGTTCTGTATGTGAATTGGTCTATAGCATGAGCAAAAGCCATTACACAGTCGTTGTGTCGGCCCAAATCTACAATCATACCATCACGCCAAGCGTGGGTCTTGAACTCCTCAAGAATAACCTCGACCATACGCCTTGTTTCATCGTTACCATAGGGGAATGCAATCATCTCACGCTCAAACCAAACCCTCAATCGGTTTAGAAGACCTTGCTTCAAAGTTCTATTACCTACCTTGCTTGGTCGGTAATCTACAACGGCTCCCTTCTGTTGAATAAGAGCATCATACATTTGTTGGAAGCCTACATCCTCAGCAGCAACTGCTGCGCCATATCGCTTCGACCACTCAATAAGAACATCAGTTTGCTTCGCTGGGGGGAAGTCATTACGCCTCCACATATTTACAAAGTGAATGAAGCCATCATCGTCTTGCCTCAACACAATAAGAACTGAATAGTCCTGTCCTAAGCCGTGTGCTGGGTCAAACCCAATCACATATCGGTTGTTATCCAACTTCTCAGGCTGCATAATGGTATCAAGGTCAAGATGCTTACGAATAAGCGTTTGAGGATAGACGGCAGAATCGTCATCAACAACCCTGCATAAGAACTCCTGTGCAAACTCCAAATCGCCAATAGCCTTCCGTTGTTCCAAGAGATAGTTGATATTTCTGTGTTCAGGCCAAAGAGGAATGGGTTTAATCTTACCATCACTACTTTTCCACTCATCGTAGTTCTTCACAGAACTCCAAGTGCCTGTTTTCCAAGTATCGTTCTCAAGCATCTCCGTATGGTAAAGGTCAGTCATACTCATAGGAGTTCCGACTACATAGATAGATGAATTAGGGTCAAGCATTGGTGTAATCGCCTTCCTAAACCATTGTTGTAGTGTGCGAGGGTTCATATCGTCAGAATCAACCAGCACATCGTCAAATGCTACACACGCGGGATGCTCCCCACGAATAGCGGAGCCAACTGATGTCGCCATAATCCAAGAGCCATTAGTGAAATGCACCTCAGTCTTATTGCCCTTCTTCGGGTCAAGATACCTCGATAATTGAGGATGTCGCTTCATATCATCGCGTATTTCCTGTAGCCTCCTAATGGCCGTATCTTTACTCGCAGAAATCAACCAGCAGGTAAAGGGCCTGTCGTTATTCCACTTCTCAAACAAACATTGATGAAGTAGTTTAACCCTAAGAGTAGTTGATTTACTGTGACCTCTTGGAGCGATAATACAGACACGATGCACTTCCGCACCCTTTCTATCACCATACATCTGCATCCAATCACCGATATGGTCGCCCCATGTGTAGCCAAGCCACTCATAGAAATACTTTACAGACCTACGCGACCTTTCCATCGCCAAATCTTGCTTCAAACTCATATTGGGTGCAACTCCTTCTTACCACAGTAAGGACAGACTCTCGTAGATGCTTTTTCCATCATCATACGGGGTGCTTCCCAACCGCACCAACGACATTTAGCCGAAGTCCAATTACTCGTCATCGTGCATCACCGGAGCAAAGAGGCTTCCTATCAGGCCCATTTCCTTATCAATCAAATACGCGGATAGTCCTGCGCGGGCCATAGTATAGCCGTTCCTCGCATGGTATCTATCTTCACCGGCAAGACTTGGTAGTTGGACTACCAAACAGCCAGCCATCTCGCGCATCTGTTGATGATGCAAATGTCCGTGAAACCACAGGTGATTAGTGGTTTGGCCCCAACTCTCTCTCGCTTCGTGGGCCATTAGCATTGATAATTTATTCATAACCTTCCCATCGCCATGTGTAAATCCGATGAGATTCTTTCCGTAGGTAACATATTGCCTAACATGAGGACTTACTACGACATTTACATCATCGCATTCCTTGTAGTAGGCTTCTAAGTAAAGCATGAGCATAATGCTCGTATGCTTATCGTGGTTACCACCCATGAATACAAGTTCAACATCGCTTACAGTTCTAAGTAAGTCAATGTGTTGTCGTGCAAGGTCGCAACCCTCCATGAGTATTTGAGCAGGAGTAGCGGCCATATCTTGAGCCGTTCCCTTTGTAGTAGTTCCAATATCATTATCAACATGGAACCAATCAGAACCAATACCCACATAGAACTTCTCAGGCTTACTTGGTAGCCTCGCTAACAACTCCTCAGTTTTACCTAACACGCGCTCGCGTGCTTCGTCTAAGTGGTATGTAGTGCCTACTTCATCAACCCAACCATACTTACCAAAATGTAAGTCAGTAGGAGATAAGACTACTGCATATTCCTTACCAATCTTCATATCCCTGCTCTTTACTGTTGCAGGTTTATGGTCGGCTAAGACTTCAAAGAAAGAATCAGCAAGACCTTCACGAAGTAAGAGATACTGTTCAGCATCCTTCTCTATTTGCCTCCACTTCTTCTTGTCTGCCTTCTTTAGAATCTCTAACTTGCGTATGTCTAAGAACTTATCAACCATGTCGTCAAGAGTATGCGACATTACTTCTTCATCGGTGAATGGCTGCATACCATGCTTCCACTTATTGACCTTGATATACTCGCTGATAATAACTGCGGGCATTTCAAACTCACGCGCCATCTCATCAACTGTAAGACCTCCGCCAATATCAGCATAAGACTCCTTCATAGCGCGGTGTTGCTCACCATCAATGATAACAAGGCCGTCAGTAACCTCCATCATTACAATGTAGTTATCATTATGAGAATCATAATACACCTTAGAGGCAGCGACAGTAGTGTCCTCAAGGTCGAACTTACGGAAGGTATTACCCTTCTTCACCCACCTATTTACTGCCTGTCGCCAAGCATGAACGCTTCGCGCTGGTTCTATAGTGTTTAGAAACTCAGCAAAATCCATCGTAGAACCAAAATGCCGGTCCTGTGCAAACTTCTCAATTAACTCGTAGCCACCTGTGTAGTGCCCCATATACCAAGCCTCTAATGTTTTGTGTTATAACTATTGGGTAGAATGGTATTATTTTCATTGTTTTGCTAATTCACAAAAATAATAAATCGCGTTACTGAAAGCCACTTTTCAATTACTTCAATTTCTTCAAAGGTATGTTTGGTATAGCCCGCCCCACTTTACTACTAACTACTTAGTTCCTGTAAGGAACTTCTCTATACTATAGAAGAAATTGAAGAAATACAAAACAAATCCGCAGTATCACACTTAATTTCTTCTGAAAAACGCATAAATAATGAAAATAATACCCCAATGGTTAAAAGACAGGTCATTATTCGTTATATTATGGCCGAGCGCAGACGATGGAACCTATTTCGTTCCAAAGCGAAGGAAGAAGTGAAAAACCCAATTATTGAGAGGGTAGGGATGATGACGGAGCCGTTTTCGGCTATTGCTGGAATCCCCGACATGGTGAGGAATACAGAAAACTTGAGAAGTGATAGTAACTTCGATAATGAGTTCGACCTATTCGACAATATGCTAAAGTTGGACCCCGAACTCAATGGTGCGGTGCGTGCAGTATCGCTAACCGCTAACAACTACGAGATTAACTACTCACGCGGGAAGAACGCGCAGATACGCAACGCAATAAAGGAACTCGTTGAAGAAACGATTGACTTTGACGATATTATGATTAACGCCATGCGTAATCTTATGGTATATGGAAACGATATCAATAAGATAGTCGGCAAAGAGGGTATTGGTGTAACAGGCATTCAGAACCTCCCCATAAAGCAGATTACCATTGTTGATGAGCGAGGTGGGCTTGAATCCTACTTCGTAGCCGATGAAGATAACCCTATCATCAAACCTGTTACTTACATGGTGCGAGAGGCCACTTCATACGAGCGTGCTATACCTGCGCGTGAAATCATGCACATTAAGATAGACTACAGGAGTAATTGGTTCGT